AGCAAAAGTAAAAGCAAAGACATCTACATATTGGTCAAACTGGTGGAAGGTTTACGGATTAGGAGAGATAGGTAGTTTAGAAGGTGCTTGTATTCCTGATTGGAAGTCTATTGATAATATACCAGAAGATGCTAGATTGCTTTGTGGTGGCTTGGATTTTGGATATTCCGTAGATAATTCTACTTACATTAGATTATACAAATGGAATAACGCATATATATTTGATGAATTACTTTGTAGAAAGGGTATGCTCAATAGAGACATCAGTAGATTTTTAACAGACAAAAGAGTATTAGAACCAGTTTTTGCCGATTCAGCCGAACCAAAGAGTATTCACGAGATACGAAGTTATGGTCATAAAATATTTCCTGTAACAAAAGGTAGAGATTCGGTTATATATGGAATCAATCTTATAAACCAAAACGAAATATACATAACATCAACATCCAAGAATCTTATAAGAGAATTACAAGGATATGTATGGGATAAGGACAAAGAGGGAAACAATATTCAAAAACCAACAGGCATACACCCTGATTGTATAGATGCAGCTCGATATGCTTTAATGATGCAATTAGAAAACCCCAACAGGGGTAGATATGCAATTAGATAAAAAAAGTTATTAAATTTTGTTAATTAAAAAAAAAGTATTATATTTGAGTATAATTAAAAACAAAACAATGAAAAAATTATATTTACATCCAGTAACAAAAAAATTTGTAAGTAAAGAAAAATATTTTAACTTTATAACAAGTAAGGTTTTTCCAAAGAAACCTTTTAGTGAGAAAATCAAGTAAGGTTTTCAAAGTTTTTTGATTAGTTGTGTAGGAGGGTTTAATCGCCCTCCTTTTTTTTTGTCTAAAATTGAGATTTAATTTCGATATATATATATGAGAATTAAAATAACTGTACCTAATAGTTTATCAGAAATTAAACTATCGCAATATCAAAAGTTTTTAAAGATTCAAAAAGACAATGCTGATGAACATATATTGTCATCTAAAATGATAGAGATATTTTGTGGAATACCACATAAAGAATCTTATCAACTTAAAGCAAAAGATGTTTATAGAATTACTAATATACTTGCAGATATGTTTGAACAAAAACCACAACTTAAAAGAAGGTTCGTTTTGAATGGAGTTGAATATGGTTTTATACCAAACTTAGATGATATGACATTAGGAGAGTATGTTGATCTTGATACTTATATTTCTAATTGGGAAGAAATAGAAAAAGCTATGGCAGTACTTTATAGACCAATATCAAACACTTATAATGACAAATACAACATAGAAGATTATAAAGCTAAAGGATCAGATCTGTTAAAAGATATGCCAATGGATATAGTATTTGGTAGTATGCTTTTTTTTTATCGTTTAGGGATAGACTTATCGAGAGTTATGACATCTTATTTGGAGAGTCAGGAGGAGATGCACTCGCAACCAACACACAATTTGGTCTTAAATGGGGATGGTATCAGTCAATTTACGCACTCTCTCAAGGGGATATTACAAGATTTGAGCATATCACTAAATTAAGTATGCACGAATCATTAATGATGTTAACATTTATGAAAGAGAAAAACGAATTAGAAGCTAAACAAATAAAAAGTAAATACAAATGAGTCAGGGAATAAGAGGGTTTTACCAACTAACAGATACAATAAAAACAAACTTGTTACTTGATCCAAATGTCAATACAGTTACAACAGGAGATATTACAGAAATAGATTTATCAAAACAAACAATATTCCCATTAGCACATATAATAGTGAATACTGTCACAGCTCAAGAACAAGCTCTAGTGTTTAATATTACTTTAATGTCTATGGATGTTGTAAATGAATATAAAGATGAAACAACAGATATTTTTGTAGGTAATGATAATGAACAAGATGTACTAAACACACAACTTGCAGTAATAAACAAGATTATACATTTATTGCGTAGAGGTTCATTATATACATCTAAATATCAATTATCAGGTGATCCTGTATGTGAACCATTTTATGAAAGGTTTGAAAACAGATTAGGTGGATGGGCGTGTACTATGGATATACTAATTGAAAACGATATAAGTATTTGCTAATGAATTTAAGAAGGTCAAAACAAGCGATGAATGATTTTGCTAAATATGTAATACAGCAATCAAGAAGTAATTTAACAAAAGGTAAAAAAAATGTAAGTAAGGACTTGTATAACTCTTTAAAAAGTGAAATTAATCCAACACAAAAGGGGTTGCTTTTGTTTTTTGAAATGCTTGAATATGGTGTATATCAAGATCAAGGTGTGAGTGGTACAAAAAAAAAATATGATACTCCATTTAAATACACAAATAAAAGACCAAACATTGGTGCATTAGATAAATGGTCAGTAAGAAAAAGCGCATTAAACAAAAAGGTACGAGATAAAAAAGGTAGATTTATTCCAAGAAAATCTTTAATATACTTAATAGCTAATAAAATATTTTTTCAAGGTATAAGACCAAGTTTATTTTTTACTAAACCATTTGAAAAACGATTTAATACTTTTATCAATGAATTTGAGGTTGGGGTTACTGAAGATTTTGAAAACGATTTACAAGATGAAAAAGGATAAAATATGGCAATAGAAAAGATAAATATAAACAGTCCAGTTTACTTAAAAGTAGAAAACTCAAACTTAGCAAGTTGTAAGCTAACAATAGCAATATATAGTGGTGCTTTCAACGCAAGTCCAACAACGACATATGAATTAATAAAAAATGAAGTAGGAAATAACAACTATGTGATATTTGAAATAGGAGAATTAATAAAAGATTATATCGCATATAGCTTTAGTGGTACTTTTGGTAGTAATGGTGTAAATGTATGGGTACAAACAACAGCAACACCATTTAATAGTTCAGGAACAGCACAAGATGCAATATCATCAATTATGTTAGCATTTGATGGAGTGGGATATTTTGAAGAAGGATTTGACATAACACAAACAACAAATAGTGCGACAACTCAAAACCTTACAAGACATAAAGGAAGTGTAAAAACATTGATTAGTAATTCTACAATATTCAGAGAAACACAAGAAGTAATATATATACCTGTATTAGCTAACCTAAGTGTTAATTCTGGTAGTGATACTTTATCAGGTGCAACAACAGTAAACTTTAAAAATGGTGGATCAACAGTATCAACTGTAACAGTACCAACAGGTGTATCAAATTCTAACAACGCAATAGCATACGCAACAAGTACAACTGCGACATTAACAAGTGTGGATATAGTAACAGGGGGATCAACAGAAACAATAACAATAGAAGAACAAGACTGCAATAAGTTTACTAATCTTCCATTAGTGTTTGTAAATAAATCAGGCGCATTACAAAAAGTAAATTTCTTTTTAAAATCAACAGAAAGTGTAAATGTACAAAGAGAAGAATTTAAAACAAACACATTAACAACAGGTGCAACCTATTCGATAAATGCACATCAATATAAAAACAGAAATATAAATAGCAGAGAAACTATTGTATTAAATACAGGATATGTAAATGATAGTTATAATCAAGTAATAGAAGAAATACTATTTACTAAAAGATGTTGGTTGTTTAAAGACAATCAATACTTGCCAGTTATACCACAAGATAAAAGCGTACAGTTTAAAACATCTTTAAATGATAGGGTCGCAAACTACACTATGACTTTTAATTTTGCTTTTGATAAAATAAATACTATAAGATAATGAACGAGCTAGGTCTATTAATACCAGACATAAAGATAGACAACCCACAACCTGATCCAGATTTGTGGAATACAACAGCTATAAACTGGGAAAATGGTTTTAGATTATGGAATGAAATCAATTTAATTACAGATATTGATTATCAAAGATTAGATTTATTTGAAGATGAACAAGTATCATTAACACAAACTATACAAGACATAAGAGATATAGAAAAGGTGTTTACCGATTTTAGTAAGTCCTTTAGTTTACCTGCGAGTAGTAAAAATAATTTATTATTCAGGCATTATTA